AGTTCTTACAAAATCTTACAAAATCTTAAAAATCTTGTGTTATTATGATATTGTGAGATTATTTCAAAAGCGGATGCCTTGCATCATTAAGACACATGAATTTGTGTCTTTTTTTATTTGAAATATGAAAGGTGGTGGAACACATGGCTAAAAAGAAAGTTGAAACAGTTGAAGAAACAGTAGCTACAGTAGAAGTCAATGCAAATGATATTGTTTATTGTAATGTTGAAAAACAATTTAAAGACAGTACAAGAGGCGATAGATTTATGAGAGTTGACGATTGCTACAGAACTACTAGAGAAAGAGCTGATAAACTAGTTGCCGCAGGATACTTATCTTATTATGACGATCAAGTTGTTTCAGTTGTTGTAGAAGATGCAGAATTAGAATCAACAGAAGATGATGATACAGATAAGAATGCTACTCCAAATAATGATCCAGAAACTGGTGATAATGGTGAAAACGGATACGTAGATCCAAATGCTAGTGATAATGGGGACAATGGAAATGCTAATCCAGGAACAGAAGATGATGATTCATCTAATGACAAAGATAATAACCCAAACGAATAACGGATGATAGTTTCTATCATACAAAACGTTGGAAGAAAAAAAGAAAAGAAATCTTAAAAAGAGATCACTACGAATGTCAAAGATGCAGAAGCAAAGGCAAAGTTGCTACTAATAATCCACAATTCAAGGGAAAGAAAGTAAAGCTAGAAGTTCACCATAAGAAAGAACTTAAAGACTTTCCAGAACTTGCATTTAATGATGATAATTTAATTACTTTATGTACGAGATGTCATAATGAAATCCACGAAAGATTTAAGTTCCAAAAGTCTAAAAAGTTTTGGAATGTCGAACGTTGGTAAATCCCCCCGGTCAAAAAAAACACCCTAAATTCGGGGGAACGATAAACGTGAGGGGGAGGTGCGAAAAGATGGATTTCGGAAATTTTCATGTGAAGGGGGGTGGTGTATATGACAGCCATTTCAGAGGAAAAAGCCAAAGCTAAACCAAAGAAAAAAAGGTTAAGTGGTGTTAAGAAAAAAATATATGATAGTCTTAAAGAACAATTGGAAATCAACGATAATTACAATGATTATACAGAAGATTTGCTACAAGATTATTTAACTATGTATGACACTAAATGTATGCTAGCCCAGGATATTAAAGATAGAGGTGTTTCACTTGAATATGACAATGGAGGAGGTCAAAAAGGCAGTAGAAATAATCCTAGTATTGATCTTTATAACCGTACAAATGCCCAAATGTTAAAGTTATTAGATGCACTTGGGTTGAAGCCGTCAAAGATGTCTAAACCGTCATCTGATGGTGATGATGATGACGACTTGTAGTAATAATTATGTACAAGAATACTTTGAATTAGTCGAATTCGGACAAGTCAAAGTTTGTAAAAAAGTAAAACAGAATATTGAATTAGTAAAAAGTAAATTACAAGAAGATGTTTATTTTGAAGATGAAAAAATAGAGAAATCTATTAGAGCTATAGAAAAATATTTCTTTAAATTATTTCCGTTCCAAAAATACATAATTGCATGTATTTTTTTACGTTATAGAAAAAATAATCAATTAGTATTTAATAATTTTTATCTAAAATTAGGTCGAGGAAATGGAAAAAACGGACTTATTTCTGCAATAGCATTTATCTTAATCTCTAATATCAATAATATACTTGGTTATAATGTCGATATTATCGCTAATAGCGAAGAACAAGCAAAAACATCTTTTGAAGATATTTACAATGTATTAGATAATCCAAAAAATGAAAAGTTATCAAAGAAATTTCTTTATACTTTAGAAAAAATAACATTCAAAAAGACACGTTCAAAATTACGTTATCACACATCTAATCCAAAAACAAAAGATGGTGGACGTCCTGGTTGTCTTATTTTCGATGAGATTCATGCTTACGAAACATTTAAAAACATAGATGTACATACCTCTGGGCTTGGTAAAGTTGCGGATGGTCGTACATTCATGATAACAACAGATGGAAATGTACGTGATGGAGTGTTAGATTCTATTGATGGTGAAGCATCATGTGTTTTGGATGGTTCAATACCTAATTCAAGAATGTTTCCTTTTGTATGCGAACTTGATGATCCAGACGAAGTTGATGATCCAGAAAATTGGGAAAAGCCTTGCCCTGCTATAAATTATCTTCCAGAATTAAAACAAGAAATGCTTGATAAATACCAATCAATGCAGATACGCCCACATGAGCGGAATGAATTTATGACAAAAAGAATGAATATGCCACATAGGGACGAAGCAACAGCAGTTGCGAAGTGGGAAGATATTTTAGCTACAAATCAAGAAATACCTAACCTGGAAAATTATACAGCAGTTGGTGGAATAGACTATGCAGAAGTACGAGATTTTTGTGCGGTAGGTCTATTATTTAAAAAAGACAATAAATACATTTGGTTACATCATTCTTTTATCTGTGAAAAAAGTCCTAATTTAAAAGCTATTAAATTTGATGTTGATATGGCTGTAGAAATGGAACTTGCCGAAATAACAAAAGGTAATACGATAGATCCAGAATTGATAGTAGCCTGGTTTTTAGAAGCTCTTAAAAAGTATGGGATTAAAAGAATTGCAATGGATAGATTCCGTTATAATGTTTTGAAAGATACATTTAACAAATACGGTATTTATCCAAAAGACAAAGAACATCCGGACGGATTGCTCGTACTTATAGGTAACGGATATATCACTCATAATAAAGTAGCTCCACTAATTGATGAAATTTTTGCAAATCATAAAATCATCTATGGCGATGATCCAATGATGAGGTGGTACACTAACAACACGTACGTAGATGTTGATAAAAAAGGTAACAAATCATATAAAAAGATTGAGCCAAAGCTACGAAAGACAGATGGTTTTATGGCTTTAGTTGCAGCGATTAGTATAGAAGATGAAATTCCGATTGATACAAGTCAAGGTGAATTGCTAGGTGCAATAACATTTTAGAAAGGTGGGATTATATGGGATTTTTAAGTTGGCTAAAGTTCGCTTTTACCAAAGATGGAATCACAAAATTATCCGAATCCTTTGACACAGATGTTTTGCTTGAAGTCTACTATAAGGAATTAGCTATATTTAGTGCAATAAATCTAATTTCAAAAGGTTTAGCAAATAGTAAGTTTAAAACTTATTATAAAAAGCAACAAATCAAAAAAGATAATTATTATTTATTCAATATTGAGCCTAACCCAAATCAAAATGCTCAAGAATTTTGGAATCAAGCAATATATAAACTTGTTTTTGATAATGAGGTTTTAATAATTCAAGCCAATGGCTATTTTTTTATTGCTGATTCATTCACTAAAGGCGATAAAGTCCTTTATGTTAATGATTTTACTAATGTTCAAATTGGTAAACTCACAATGAATAAAAAGTATATGATGAATGAAGTTTTTTATACTCAATTAAATTACAAGAAAGTTGTAGAATTGATTAACGGATTATATGCTTCTTATGGGAAATTATTATCTCATGCTATGAAAGATTATAGTAAGAGAGGCGGAATTAAAGGTCAAGTTAAGATGTCTACTAACTTTTCACAAAGATTTAAGGATCAAGAGGCTTTAAGAAATTATATACATGAAAAATTCAAAAGTTATTTTGAATCAACAAATGCAGTAATGCCTGTTGAAGATGGATTCACATTTACTGAATCAGATAAGATAAAATCATCAACTAATAGCGAGGAAATAAACAAACTAATTGATGAAATTTTTTCTATAACTGGAATTGCTTTTAATATTCCAAAGGGACTATTACTAGGTAATTTAGCAGATTTAGATAGTTCTATAAAAAGTTTTCAAACATTTTGTTTAGATCCAATTGCTAATATGTTTGAAGATGAGATAAATAGAAAATTATATGGAAAAGAACAATATTTAGATGGTACATATCTAAAGGTTGATACTTCATCACTAGAACATATAGACATTCTTAAAACAGCATCTAATCAAGAAGCTCTAATTAGGAATGGTTATAGTCCTAACGAAGTAAGAGAAATTATTGATTATGATCAAGTAGATGAGGACTGGGCTAATACTCACTATATGACTAAAAACTATAGTACAGATTTAAGCAAAGAAAATGAGAAAGAGGGTGAAAAGACATGAAGCAGACATTTATGAAATTCGTAGAGAACGAGGAGCAAGAAAATGCAGAACTTTATATCTACGGTGATATTGTTGACTATGCTTGGTGGGAAGATGAAGTTAGTGCGAATGATATTCGTAAAAAACTTGATGAATCCAATGCCAAAACAATCAATGTTCATATTAACAGTTTAGGTGGTGATACCTTTACCGGACTTGCGATTTTTAATTTATTAAAAGCCAAAAGTAAAACAGCAAAAATTGTTACGTATGTAGATGCAATTGCCGCATCAGCAGCATCAATTATTGCGATGGCCGGTGATAAGGTAATTATGCCGAGTAATACTCTTATGATGATTCATAATTGTTGGGGTTTAAGAATTGGAAATGCAGACGAATTGCGAAAAGCAGCTTCTGATATGGATACAATAATGGATGCAGTCATTCAATGTTATTTATCTAAAATTAAAATAACAGAAGATGAATTACGTGATTTATTAAAAGAAGAAACATTCTTTACCGCTCACGAAGCACTAGAAAAAGGTTTCTGTGATGAAGTTATAGATTTGACAGAAGAGAGCGGAAGCACTCAACAAAATGCTCTTTCAAGTCTTGTAAAAATCATAAAGGAATCAAAAACAAAAGCTAGTGTTGTTAAAGAAACAAATTATATTGTTTCAAATAATATATCTCCACAAAAAACAGAAGAAAATAATATGGTCGAAAGCAATGTTAAAACATCGCTTTTTAATTTGAAATAATTAGGAGGGATATTATGAAAAATAAAGATTTAGAAACTATTTCAAAAGACGAATTAAGAAGTAAAGCATTAAGTGCTATCAAAAACGGAAATGCAGAAGAATATCTTGATACAGTAACAGAATATTTCACAAATTTAGCAGATGAAATCAAAGAACAATACGAAAGTGCAATTGCTACAAACGACGTTGAAATTCTTTCAAAAAGAGGATTTAGTGTTTTAACATCAGCAGAAGAAAAGTATTATAATGCTTTAGCAAATGCTATGAAAACAAAATCAGCTTTAACTGATATTGAAATGCCACGTACAATTATTGATCGTGTTTTTGAGGAATTAGAAACAGATCACGAATTGTTACAAAAAATTAACTTCCAAAATGTAACAGGTGTTACAGAAATGATTATCAGAAATGGTGATGCAGAAGCAGCATGGTGGGGTGAATTAACAGATGCTGTTAAGAAAGAATTAGCAAGTGCATTCAAGAAAATCACTACTAATACTTTAAAATTATCAGCATATCTTCCAGTAGCTAAAGCTCATTTAGATTTAGGTCCAGTATACCTAGATGCATTCGTTAGAAGATTTTTATTAGAATCTTTAGCTATCGGTCTTGAAAATGCTATCGTAACAGGTGATGGTAATAAAAAGCCAATCGGTATGGATAGAGATTTACAAGGTAATGTTGTTGAGGGTGTATATCCACAAAAAGAAGCTAAATCAGTTACATCATTAAGTCTTGCCTCTTTAGGTGCTTTAATGGCAGAATTAACTAACGATGGAAAAAGAAAAGTACCAAGTGCTTTATTCATCGTAAATCCATACGATTATTTATCTAAAATTTTACCAGCTATCTACTATCGTACAGCAGATGGACGTTGGGTAAGTAATTTACCATTCCCAATCACATTTGTACAATCTTGTGAAGTAGCTAAAGGTAAAGCTGTTATGGGTATTGCTAAAAACTATTTCCTAGGATTAGGATCACAAAATAAAATTATTAAATCAGAAGAATGTCATTTTATAGAAGATGAAACAGTATATCTTGCAAAATTATATGGTACAGGTATGCCAGTAGATAATACTTCATTCTTATATCTTGATATTTCTGGTATTACTTTTGAAGAAAATGCAGAATCTATTTAATTAAATAGGGAGGTGTTAAGCTATGGCGACTACACAAGAGATTCCATATTTTGATGAAGTCAAAAGACATTTAGCTATCACCTGGGACGATGATAATACAAATCAAACTGTAAAAGATTATATTATTGATGGTAAAAATCACCTCATGAAATTATGTGGTGATTTTTCCATTGATTTTAATACCGATGTTGAAGCAAAGAGATTGTTAAAAGAATATTGCAGATATGCAAGAAATTATAGCATTGAAGCATTCGATGCGAACTTTTCACAAGATATATTGAGGTTGCAAATAGATCATGCTCTTCCGGACTACAGTAAAACATCAAACGTATAATGATGGTGTTTTGGAGTATTATAAAACGACTCCAAAATATAATGCTTCAAAAAAGAAAATCGGTGATGAAAAAATTTATATAGGCAAGTTAAATTTTGAATTAGCATATAAACGTCAACAAGATCTTGAATTTGCAGAATCTAAAAGTAAAAAACTTGATATGAAAGTCAAAACTCCTAAAGTTCCGTTTAATACGGAATATTTAGTTAAAATTAACAACGAATTTTATGAGTGTTATTTATGTGAAGATAGTGATCGAGTAAGTAATTATCTTTATTTACAAAAGGTGTCATTATGACAGATGAAAAAATAGTTTTAGCAATTAAAGCTATTGGCTATGAGCCTTTCCAAGATGAAGCTGATCCAGAAGAATTAAATGCATATACAAAATATTGTGTTTATTATCCCTATGGATTGAAAAAACAAGATCAACTTATTATTCATAAAATAATTGAATTTGTATTTGTTAATGAAAAAGAAGAATTTGACGAATTAGAGATTATTGAGGCTTTAGAAAAAATAGGATTAACATTTCAAGATGCCGATTATGGAAAATTAAAAAAAGTCGCAGGTGGCGATATAGTTAATTCATTAACTTTAAGATTTGCACGTCCTAGAAAAAGAAAGTGCATATACTAATGGAAACTATTTTTAAGTTAAAAGAAGATGATATGCAAAAATTAGTTGATTCAATAATGAAAATCCCTAATCTTGCAGAAGATATAATGAATGATTATCTTCACAATAAAGGAGCAAATATTGTAATCAACAAAATTACTGACGAGATGCCGCTAGGTGTCAACGACAATAAAAAATATAAGGGTTATCCAAGAACTCATGCTAAATACTCTGTCAGTTTAGAGTATACGACTATGAATTTAGGATTTGCAGTAAAGACTACAAGAAATCCATTTTTTGGATATTTGTATTTCCCGGCTTTTGGTGAGGGTACTTCTAAAAGAAATACTCCTAATCTTTTCTTTGAAATAGGTGCAGAAAAAGCCAGAGATCCTATTGTAGATAACCTTGCAGAATTGCTTGAAAATAAAATAAAGGAGGGATTAAGCAATGGCAGAAACAATTAAAGTGTTTGATGAATGTAAAATTACGGACACACATGTAAAATTATATGATCGTAAAACTGGAGCTTTAGCTACAGGCGAAGCATCAAAATTAGGTTGTACAGGTAAAATAGAGCTTTCTTCAGAATACAAAACAATTGTAAAAAATTGTGAGGGTGTAGAAGAAAAAAGTGTTAAAAAACTTGTAAAATTAACTGGAAAAATAACAGCTCACATGCCGCTTGCTATCGCAAGAACAATATTTGGTTTAAGTAATGATGGACTTGCACCAGGAGTTTATGCAATTTCTGATACTTCATTTACTCCAGATATGCTTTTAACTACAAAGGCAGTTGATTTATTTACTGATGAAGAAAAATATATGTGTTTGCCTAAACTTTCATTTACAACTGGTTTTGCAAAAACTATTGATAATACAGTAGAAGAGGTAGCAGAAGTTGAATTAGAATTTAGTGCATATAAAGATGCAAATAAAAAATTCTATTATGAATCTATTGCTAGTGAAGTTGATTCTACTATTGGTGATAAATGGCTTACTAATTTTGATCCAACAATGGTAGTTGCATCAACACAATAATAAAAATATAACCCTACATTTGTAGGGTTTTTATTTTTAATGTTAGGAGGGAAAAAATGAGTTCTATTAAGTTAAAAGACGGAACAGAAATAAATAACTTAACTATAACATACAAGAATTTGTTTGATTTTCAAAAGACTTATCCAGAATCAAAAGATTTAATGGAAGCCTTGATAAAAAAACAAACTTTCGATCATGAAACAATGATTCAACTAATTTATGTTGCTTATCTAGGAACTAACCCAGATAAGAAATTGGAATATATAGATTTCCTAGATCAAATTGGATTTGATTATAAGAGAGATTTAACATTATTTAAAGAAATAACAGGACTTGTGGTAGACGAAAAAAACTAAAGTTCCAAAAATCATTGTTGAAAGTTACCAACAAGACACAAGGAAAGTATAGGATGCCCGATTTAGAAGTTAGAACTATTGCGGACGTCTATACACTTTATGTCATGAATGCAGGTATACCTCATGATGATTTTTGGAATCAAGACATTATTTTTTTAGAAACAGTTTATTTCAATAAAATGGCTTGGAATCGTTGGGAAAAAAATCCGAAAGAGAGGTGATTTTATGGCAAAGAAAACTGGTGTTGAATTAGAATTTAGTATTCTTGATGAAGAATTTAAGAAATCAATTAAAGAGATGAATACCTCTCTATCATCTATGAGAAAGGAATTAACTCTTGAAAATGAAACATTAAAAAGTTCTAGTGCTTCTGTTAGTGATTATGAAAATAAATTAAATACATTGAGAGAACAACAAGAACTTTCTAAAAACAAAGTTAATGAAGCAGCAAGTGCTTATGAAAAAGTAAAAGCATTATTTGGTGAAAATTCAAAAGAAGCGAGTAAGTATAAAGATACTTTAGTATTAGCTCAAACAGAACAGCAAAGAATCACAAATGATATAGATAAGACGACAAGTGCTTTAAATGAATATGAAGCACAGTTGAAAGAAAGTGAACAAAAGAATCGTGATGCTAATACAACTTTATCTACATTAAATAAAACAATTTCAGAACAAAAAA